AGGTGGTCAGTACGACCGGCAACGCTGCTATGGATTGGGCCGACATGGACCTTAGTGACCTGCCCACCAGTGGCGCGGGTCTTACGCGCTGTAGAAAGCGCAGCTGCGATGGCCTGATCACGCGGATGGCCAGCATGGATCATCTCGGAAATGTTAGCCGAGATGGTGGCCTGCGATTTACCCTTCTTCAGCGGCATATCAACCTCACGAGTAACTGATGGACACAACCTGACCAGTGCCCGGTGCTACGACAATGCCGTATTTGACTGGAAAGTTGACAACATAAATCCCAACCGTGTTGGGGATGGTGAACACCTTGTTGGTCGTTCCAGAGGCAACGCTGGCATCATACACCGCGCCAGTGGCAGAGCCAGCTGTGGTCACGATAATGTTGCAGACGCGAGCAGCTCCGGTAGTCACTAGAGACGCAGAGCTGATATCGCAGTTATTCAGTGCTCCTTGAACACCAAGATAGGTCTGCGCAGCATTGCTAATCGCAGTGACGATGTTCTTCAGTGTAGTCAGGATATCGGATGGTGAAGCCATTAGAATTTCCCATCCTGCTGATAGCGGTAGCGGATGTTACCAATTCGCCAGAATGACCCGATATCATTGCTTGATATGCCGATAGATACAAGCCTACCCCGAAACCGAGGGGTAATAAACTGTGTGCTCTTGGTGATGGCATAAGGGCCATACGTCAATGGCGTATCCCCCGGATAGTCAGTAACATAAAAGGTCAGGTTAACAGTCGCATTTTGCGCGCCGCCATAATACCCAAACTTCATGTCAGGCCATACTTGGTCGATAAACGACTTAATGTCAGCCTCTGAAAGTGCGAAGTAGCCGGTCTGGAAGCTTGCCAGAAGTGGCTGGCCATCAGCATCTGTAGAAGTCTCATGCTGATAGATATATCGATTTGTTGGATCTGCCCCGATTGGCGGACCAAGAACAGACTGATCGATCCAAGCAGATCGGCCTAGATTTCCAAAATCCCAGCACTGTAGGTAGATATTGTACTTGGCGTAGGCATTTACCTCTCCGCCGCTGCTGAGCGTCGGATAGTACCAAGTGATCTCGCCAAAGCGAGAGTTAACCGCCACGCGGATGCGGTTCGCATGGCTCGTATCAATGTCTTGGAAGATAACGTCCCAGATTGGGCACGGAACAAGCTCAACTCCGCCATCTCCAAGTTTGAAGAACTGGGAAGGGCCCATCCAATATACGGCACCATTTATGGAAGCTGCAGCCTTACGGCCAATCAGACCGCAACCTGTGCCGATTTCGTTAAACGAATAGACGTAAGGCTGGCCGATATACTGCATCGACCAGAGGCCAAGGTCGGTCCAAATCAAGCCCTGCTGAGGACCCTGAATGCAGCCAACAATCCTAGAGCCCTTGGGGATACGATAAGACCCAGCTTGGTTGGTTACCGTGCCAGCCCAAACCGTATAGTCGTTAACATCGCACCAGCGGATAAGCAGCGGATCTTGGATGCCAGTAAAGGTCGATCCCCATGCAATGATCTGGCGCTGAGGCATCGCGACAAATATACCGTCATTGACGGTCGGAGCCTCAGGAATGACAGTCGAAATGCTGCCATTACTGGATGGATCCCAAGTATAAATAGGTTGGTAGATGGTGCCGTTAATGGGGCAGCTAACAAGCACTTGGCCCCAATTGTCTAATGTCCAGTCATCAGCGGGAATATCAGTCCCTTTAGCTTCGGGAATTGTACCCCCATACCCAAACTGGCCATAGTACCCTTCGCCGTAAGCACCGCCAGTAGAGATGGCTCCAACACCGAAGCTATAAACGTAACGAGCGTTGCCACCATTTATCGACCCCGTGGCCGTCGCTGTGGCATAAACATTCGCGTTGATAGTGAAGGTGCTGGAGCTAGGAACCGAGATTACGGTATAGTTGCCATAGATTGGAATGCCGCCAACAGTCGTAGAAACCAGCACAGGATATGTGCTTCCGACAGTGAAGCCATGATCCGCAAGCGTCACCGTTATCGTATTAGAGCCCAGCGTAGTAGCGAATGAAGCCACTGTTGCAGCTGTAGACGTTGAGGGAGCCGGAAGCGGATTACCAAGGGCATCTACAGAGATGATGTCGTAAACAAATGCCGATACTTCGTAGGCTTGATAGACGCCAAAAAGAATAAGACCACCCACGCTTATGTGGGTCTCAATGAACACTGAGTCAAAGTTGGTTATGCCGATTGTCGTACTGTCCGTAATCGACACCACGCTACTGCCAGCAGTAGTCGATGCTACTGGAGAAGGATCGGCAACCTTATACTGCGGAGTGATTACCTCCTGAGAGCCATTGGTAATAACGCTCAGCTGCGATGCACCACTAAAGTTCTCAGTGCCGACAGCCAAATGCGAGGCAGCATTAGTGTCTTCCCAAGCCCACAGAGCTCTAACCACTGCAGGAAGCGTATTGGGATAGAATTTGGTCCAGCCACCGAGCTTCTGGACCAGCGCGCCCTGAACCCTGTCATAGATAAAGCGAATGAGATTGGATTGCGAAAAGCCTGTTTCATTAAGAGCAGGCGTTTCGTTCTGATCCAAGCCCGGTCGTATCTTAACACTAGCGTGGGGCATGCCGGATTACCTAGTTGGAGTCGCGGCTGGCGGAGTAGACATGGAGGACCATGCTGAACCGCCAAACTTTTTGCGGCTTTCTTCCATCATAGCTGCCCGCAGGAGGACCTGATACTGACCCTCATAGCTTTGCGCCATCGCAGGATCATCGCTCATGCGGCCAAAGTTCCTCTGGTAAGCGCTGATGTAGATCAGGCTCGCTATCATCAGCATGTCTGGATAGTAAGCGCTGATATAAGTTGTAGACGTATTGGAATTGGCGGTTCCCGCAAACTTGTAGAGTGAGGGGGTCCTGATCGTTCCAGTCAGATTGATGGTGTACTGTACATCAGGGTAAGGGCCGACAATCACGTAATTATAGACATCACCACCGCTACTGTAGTCGCCGCCATACATGGCAAAATACTTGGGCGTCCCGGTAGCAGTCGGGTCCGAATACATATTCTGGATGAACTCTTTTGTTGTCGGCAGCATCGGCGTGGGAACGCCATTCACGACAACATTGACAGTCTGTACCGTCAAAAGGTTATCAACATCCAGATTGATCGTGTTTGTCCCTGTCGGCATCAGGTATGAGTAAGTGGTCTGAGATGCCAAAAGATCCAAATCGCGCTGAATTCGTAGTTCAGCATAATTGAGCATCTGCGGAATAATCTCCACAAATGCTGCGTCTGTCGGCTCTACAACAGCCATCGTCGCCACTTGCTGGACGTATGAGTCGTAAGTCAGTGGATTGGTGTTGGGATTTGCCATGGACACCCGCGAATTTTGATTTCGTGGGTAGGCATAACAAAAAACAGATCACAAGGCTATAGAGTTGTGGATTACTCCATAGCCTCGCAAATAATCCTCAGATTGTCCTTAAGCCTAAGATCTTCAGGGCTCTTCTCTAGAGCCAGCTCGGCATGCTTCTTGGCTTCTGCAAGTATCCCCAAATGATAGGCCGAGATGCTGGCATAGTCATGCGGGAGAGCGCCCCATACTTCAGGGTCTACAGTATAAACCCATTCGCGTTGCTCAATAGCCAAGGCTGACAGAGCAGCGCCATAGCACTCTGCCCACTTGCCCTTAACATAGGCCAGCTTGGCGATCTCACACCAAGGCTCGCGGGTATAGGGGGCTTCAATTACACCCTGCCTTGCAGCCTTAATGGCATTTTCCCAATCGCCCATGGCATCATAGCATCGTGAGATGACGCGGTAAGCATAGCAGCGCTCATTAGCCCAGTTTGCCCCGGGAAGTGCAAGATAGCGGTTACATTCCTCAATGGCGCGCTGCCATTGGCTATGGAAAGACAGCTCACGGGCATAGTAAAAGGCATTGCGGGGATCGATAGGATCTTCTTTGACCGACATCTCCAGCAGATGAAGGTACTGACCGCGACTCTTGGTTGGGTCGGGCTTATGGATGACCATGAGCATATCCGTCTCGGCATAACGCTCATCGATCATATATGGGATCGGGTACTCATGGCACGGATGAGTCCAGCGGTATCCATGCCGCGCATGGATCTTTTCATACTTGAAGACAATGCCTGCACCCCAGTCAAAGCCATAGCGTAGGCGTGTCGTTCCTTCAGTCCAAATCCGCTCGATTTCCTCACGCCATCCCGGCTGGAGCTCTTCATCCAGATCAAGACTGACGCAAATATCGATATCCTTGGGGATCAGAGCCAAGGCAGCATTGCGAGCATCATCAAAGCGCCAAGGGGTAATGCAGATCTCAGGCACATATGCGCCATTTTCCTTGGCAAGCTTAACAGTATCATCAGTAGAGCCTGTGTCTGCGATGAGGATCAGGTCCGCATCTTTGGCCGAAGCGCAGAACCGCTCGACAAACATGCTTTCGTTCTTGCTGATCGCGTAAACGCAAATGCGCAAGGGAAGCGGCTGGGAGCCATATACATAGACGCCAATCTCATTATCCACTTGGCCGTAAAGCGGATCTCCAAAGGCATCCCTTACCTCGGCATCTGACCAATCATCCTTGACGTGTGCTTCGTATGGATTGCCCTCGTACTCGTCCTGCGGATAGTGGCCAATTGGGAGGCTGACGATGACGTAGGTGGCGAACTGACGTAGCTTCTCAAGGGTGGCTACTGCGTCCTCTTTGGACATGTGCTCCAGAACATCACCAGCGATTGCCACATCCCATCGCTTGTCGGTGTTTTCAGCGGTCCAGTCGCGGATGTCGGACACTTGAATTGTCTCGTAAAGATCGCGGAGACCGTATTGCTCTACATATGGCTCCCAGATCTCTACACCGGACCAGCAAACATCTGGGAAAAGCTTGGCGTAAGTTCCGGAACCGCAGCCGACATCAAGACCGGTGGACGGCTTTATACGCTGCATGATGCGCTGGATAAGCGATTTTCCGCTATTCGAACTGTATGGCATCTGTCATCCTGTATAATAAAATTATAATAGATATTAAGTCGTTATGTAGAGTTATTTACTTGTAGACCATCCTAACCCTAAGAATTAGCTGCTCCATTTCTCAGTAGGAACGTCTGGGAATACCGCATAAGTCTGCGGAGGATTAACTGCAATAGCGCGGACCTCACTGCGGTACGACAGGAACTCAGCCTGATTGACCAGATAAGGGTTGGACACGAGAGGATCGCCTACGCTGGCAATAGCGGTCCAGTCAGTAGCAGTGAGAAGCTGCGTAGCTTGGTCCCTGTTGGCCTGCATGATCTGCTCGATCTCCTCCTGCGTCGGCGGATGAACATCCGTCTCAGGATTGTATTCCGAGATTACCCCAACCCCAACCACGTCGATCATAAGAACGCAATCATCGCAGATATAGGAAACATCGGTGGCTGTGATCTCGTTAAAGGGACCGTACCACTGCGTTGCGGTTGTCAGCTTCTTCATGCGTATTGGACCCTGCGAAGTGTGGTTGTGGAGCCAAAAGATGCGTACCAACACCCACCAGATATGGTGGTATCTATGTTAGTGGTAGCCGAGGTACTATTAGGACCAACAAAATTAGGCGCGTACATAGCCGCTACACTAGTCGTCGGGTCTGCGTAGTAGGAAATACTTTCATTTGTTAATTTATAATGCCTACCAGATGCTCCAGATACAGCACCCATATAAAAACTACCGCCAGTTAATGCTGTAGAATAATAGTATGTGCCCGTATTATTTCTGACAGTTGGAATATATGTAGTGCCCAGTGGGTTTCCGGTTCCAAGAGCCGAACCCGTGGATGCTATAGAATTGGCTACAGTTGTAACGGAGGGGGCGTTAGCTGACACAGATATAACATATGTGTAAGCGCTATCGAAAATGGGCATAGAGACCATGATGGTAGAGCTACTAGCAGGTACAATACTAATACTATAAGAAGTTGCACCCCCCGCCAAAGAAGTAACCGCGCTAGCCGCAATGGTACCGGAATTGTCGTATACGACTACCGCTCTTGCCCCGACGTTACCGATAGGCGTTCCAGTAGTAGCTACAAGAAGTACACTATTCCCGCTTACAACAGAATACATACCCGCTGTCGAAAGAGAAGTAATAGAGTTGGATGCAGTAGCTGACAGCGTCACTACAGTACCAGACATAGATACTAGAGCATAAACGAACGTAGCTGTCCCGGCAAAAACAAGCATCATTATTTTGCCGTTGGATAGCGTATGATATGCAACGGCTCCTGTGGGCGTAAACGCGCTACTAGTCGCAGTTGTCGCGTCTAGTGTAATAGTCGTGCCCGATACACTGAACCCACGACAGTTCAACTGCAAAGTGGACCCGTCTTTCCACGAAACAAAACCATTACTGCCGCTATATGCAACTACTGGATAGTACAGACCTGTTGCGTCGGATGCACCCGCATTGGTAGCCGATCCCAAGGATACCGTATTACCGCTAACTGTAGCCGCGATAAGTACGCAGTTATTTGCGGGGGAAAGCATTGAAAATACGTAGCTTGACCCGATAGTGGCGGGGTCGCCCCCATGCAGATAAAGACAACTCGATGCTACTGTAGCAGCAGTATTGGCTGTAAGCGTTGTGCCACTAACCGAAAGAACGCGTGCTGAGAATGTAGAACCGTTGGTGTAACCGATAAGTACCGCAGTGCTGGAAAGTTTAACCACCGACAGGCCGCCGTTAGCGGTACCAACAGTTACAGACGCACCCATAGTATCAGTGCTACTGTCGTAGACACTTGCATAGAATGTAGAGTTATCCGTAACAAATATCATTTGTGTAGTGGAACTTAGATTTACGGAACCGCTAAGACGAGTCGGGGTAACGCCATATGCGATAGTCTTAGTCGTAAGCAAAGTGCGGGGATTAGTTGCGACACCGGCAGGCGCAGCACCCCAAGTTGGAGCAGAAGCGCCATTAGACGTAAGTACCTGACCACTCGTCCCGGCAGATGTAAATGCATAGGCAGTACCAGTGCCATAGGAGACACCACCAGCGGTCGGAGTAGCCGAGCCATTAGTGCCGCCATTTGCTATGGGGGTATACTGGTAGTTACCCACAACACCGGCATTATTGTAAAGTAGATAGGTATCGGTCCCACTGGAAACGGTGGTTGTGCCGATAGTAATGGCATTAGGACCAGTTGCACCAGTGGGCCCTGTAGGGCCAGCAACAGTTGATGCTGCGCCGGTAGG